CGAGTGGGTGAGGTCTGCGAATCCACAGAACATCCTCAGGTTTTAGAGTAACTTTTTGTCCATGAGGCATTTGAACCTCAAATCCAGAAACAAACTTTTTTGCATCTGGAATTGGAGCCGTAGATTGAGGCGGAAGAAGGTTCAGGCCGACAATGCCGCCATCACGTCCCCGCACCTTCTCAATAAAAACACCACGGGTACCAAGCAACAATTGAGCAGAAAGCCTATATCTAAAGATAAAAGAGTTTTCACCGATATTTGATTTATTGTTCAAAACCTCAAGAAGCCTTGAGTTTTTTGCGCCCTTGCCAGAGAGTATTTCCCCGTCTGGCGAATTATCTTTTCTCAGTTGTATTGGAAGTCTTGCTTGGTTTCCTGCAATAGCGTCAATGCACCTAGCAACCCAAGTGACCTTCTGCATACCTTCTTTGTATGCTCGCTCAATATCCCATGAGTCCCTATATGGTCTTCCTGAATAGCCAGGGTTGTGGGATATTGGAGCACCAGGCCCAAGATCTTTTGATTCCGCCCCATTTATAGATTTATCACTACGGGAGTTCCATGCCATACTTTTTACTCACGACCCAAGATATAACCGAATAGGCCGCAGGAGATACCCGCGGTTATTAAACCAGCTGGCGCATAGATTAACCCAGCGCCAATTCCACTCAACAGTATAAATGAACTCATTAGCAAATAAGCGAAGGTTGACCGATTAAACTTGATTAGCAGTGACTGCAGGATTTTTCGCATATGCTACACAGTAGCCTAATGCAGTGGCTTGTGGCGTAGGAGATAAAAATAATGACAACCGATTGGAATAAGGTTCTTGAATATCTTCAGCCAAAAATGCCACCATTTTGCCCAGAGGAACCATCAATAAACCAAAAAGTTTTTTTACGCACAAATTCAATTGAGGGATTATTCGGCGGAGCAGCAGGTGGTGGAAAAAGTTCAGCATTATTGATGTCTGCTCTGCAGTATGTTGACGTTCCTAGCTATTCGGCGATCCTTTTTAGACGCACCTTTGCCGACCTCTCGCTTCCCGGCGCACTCATGGACAGATTTAAGAGCTGGATAAATCTTTACGATGATGTCCACTGGAACAACAACAGTTTCGTGGCAACTTTCCCATCTGGGGCAAGAGTATCCTTTGGATACCTAAATAACGCTGGGGACTATCTTCGTTACAAAGGTTCAGAATTTCAGTTCATAGGAATGGACGAAGTTACGGAAATACGAGAGTCGGACTATAGGTACATGTTCTCCCGTCTACGTCGTCCATCATCTGGTCCGCTTGCCAAGGTTCCACTCAGAATGAGGGCGGCATCCAACCCTGCCCCAAACTGGGTTAGGCAAAGGTTCATTGTTGAAGGGTTATCCGAGGGAAGGATATTTGTCCCCTCAAAGTTGACTGACAACCCGGGAATTGACGCGGCATCATACCGTCAAGCACTTTCCGCCCTTGACCCGATAGAGCGAAGAAGACTCGAAGAAGGAGACTGGTGGTCAACCACTCTCGGGTCGTTGTTTGATAGGACTGCTTTCGTTATTATTGATAACAGTGAGATTCCTCAAATAACAAGTTCTGCAAAAGCAGTGAGGTTTTGGGACTTAGCGGCAACTGAGCCGTCCCACTCAAACCAAAACCCAGACTATACGGTTGGGACTTTGATGCTATTTGACCAAGGCGTTGCCTACGTGCTTGACGTAAAGAGATTCAGGCTAAAAGGCGACAAAGTTGAGCACATGATTGCTCAAACCGCCTATGAAGACGGGCATGGCGTTCCAATAAGAGTTGAACAGGAACCAGGGTCAAGCGGAAAAGCGTTAATGGATCAATATGCTCGCTATGTTGTCCCCGGATACGACTTTGGTTCAACTAGGCCTACTGGAGACAAGACAACAAGGGCTAGACCTTTCGCTGCAGCAACCGCAAATGGGAACGTAAGAGTTGTTCGTGGGCCGTGGCTCACTGACTGGCTAGATGAATTTTCAAGCTTTCCAGAAGCATGTGACCACGACGACCAAGTTGACTCCGCCGTTGGTGCATTTACTCATCTTGCAGGGTTGGGGTTGCCACAAAGAAGATCAATCGCTATAGTGGTCTAAGTATAAGTAATTAGCAAAAAGGAAATATTATGGACACGGAAGATTTTATTAGTAACCCTATTATTGAAAATCCAGTAGAAGCAGTAAATGCTCTACGGAAAGCAATAGTTCAAATTGACTCAACATTTACCGCTTTTACAGAAACAAACCCTAGCGTTTCTGAAACTGCAGGAATTTTGCTTGAGTTGAACCTTGCCAAGAGAGATCTCGCAATGGTTTATGACTCACTGAGTGCGTCTTTCTCGCGACTCATGGAAATTGAAAACAGCACAGAAGTTGAACTTGACGGCGGTGCGACTATTGAGAAAAAAAGTTCCTATGATCGTAAGGGATGGCAACACAAAGAACTTGCTTCTGCTGTCGTTGATCGCATTATTCAGTATTCAGTTGATATGGACACTGGAGAAAACTTAAAGAGCTCAAGAGAAGTGGCACTCGAACTTCTCAACTATTGCGCACCTTCGTATTGGAGAGTAAAAGAACTTTCCTCAATAGGTATTAATGCTGATACTTATTGCGAAACAGGAGATCTAAAAACATCAATTATAGTTAGGAAAGGTAATAACCAATGAGTAATGAAATTATGAAGCAATTAGCGGAACCGTTTGCTCCAGAGATGGAAAAAACAATGTCAAAGGGTGGGACACGACTCACCTATATCCCCGTAAGTGAAGTTATCAACAGGCTGAATAAGGTTCTTGGTATTGATAAGTGGTCTTTTGAGGTCATCTCATGCAGTAGAGATGCTATGGATCCAGAGTACATCGTTGCTCACATCCGCCTTTCGTGGATGACTAGCGACAAGTACACAGAAAATTACGGCCCAGTAATCACAAGGGACGGTATTGGTGGTCAAAAGATCAAGCGCACAAAAGCTGGAGACATTGTTGACCTTGGCGATGAGATGAAGGGTGCTATGTCTGATGCACTCAAGAAGGCAGCACAGACTCTGGGCGTTGGTCTTTACCTTGCTCGTTCTGACGATGCTATGGATGCAGAAGATATTGCAGAATCACCCGCTCCTGTCGTTGTTCAAGACAAAGAACTTGCTGAGAAGTGGGATCGGTTTACTTCTATTGTTAAAGACTTCAGCAGTGAGCAAAAGGCTGAACTGAATAACTACTGGATTTCAAATGGTGAGGGAAATCCAAAGCCAACAAAATCAACAGCAACACACCAAAGCCTAGATTTGCTTATCGCAGAGTCGGTTCGCATCTCTTTTGGCGGTGAGTATGCAAATAGAGCAGATTAATCTAACTCCTCCACCTCATCTTTCGGTTTCTTCAATACAGACATATCAACAGTGTCCGTTGAAGTTTAAGTTCAGCAAAATAGACTTAATCAAAGACGCACCAAATGAATCGTCAATGCTTGGAAACTTTGTTCATGATGTTCTCGAAATGCTTTACAAGCAAGAAAAAAGTTCACGAACATTAAATTTGGCGAAGTTTTACGCAAGGCAACTATGGGATGAGGTTTGGTTTCCAAACGTGCAAACCCTGATGCTCAGCGAAGAGAAAATTCGCCTATTCAGGTGGAATGCTTGGTGGTGTATTGAGAATCTTTGGAGACTAGAGAATCCAGAATTAATCGTTCCGCTAGGTATTGAACATGAAGTAAATGTTGATATTGGCGGAGTGAAAATAAAGGGATTCATAGATAGGTATTCACAAAGTGAAGACTCTTTGATGCTTACAGTAAGCGATTACAAGACTGGCAAGACTCCTAGAAAAGAATTTCAAGATGATAAATTTTTCCAACTTAACGTATACGCAAAAGCGCTGTCCGTTTCAGGAGTTGGATACGCAGATCACTTAGAACTTCTATACCTAAAAGATGGTGTCAGACTGAAGCGAGACATAAGCGAAAAGGGAATAGAAGAAGCTGTAGAAACAATACAGCAAGTGAAAAGTGATATAGATAATAGTTGTTCAACTGGAGATTTCCCAGCAGTAAAGTCAGTCCTTTGTGGCTGGTGTAGTTATAAACCTATTTGTCCGAAATGGAAAAAGTAATGATAAATGATGATGCATTCGCAGAAATGGTTGCAGAAGAAGTTAAGAATAAACTCCACTCTTCTGAGAAGAAAATTCTTCTTCAAGAAGAGAACTGGGATAGATGGAAGCAGTGCTTGCTTGCGCTGGTTGACAATCTAGAAGAGCAGATTTACAACATTGAGAACGACGCTGCTCATGACAAAATTAGATATGAAGCAATGGGCGCCGATGGGCGAAGGTTAGCCAAAGAAGCAGCACAAGCTTACAATGGTCGTAAATCAAAGATCGGCAGATTTCTATTCCACGTAAATAAAAGACTTGACCAAGTAAATGGAATGATGGAAACCGGGAAAGTTATTGAGTCTGACGGATGGACAGAAGCAGAATTGCTCAAGAAGGCAATTATTCGTCACCGCTCAATGCTGCGTGATTATGATCTTGAAGAGACAGCAATTGACAGGGCTCTATGGAGTACACTTGACGGTAGTTGGAAATTTGACGAGATAGATCCGTCATCACTATAGATCCCAACATGGAGGCATCCATGCTAAATAGGAAAAAACCTCTAAAGCAAAAAAGTCAAATTAAAAAAAGATCTAAAAAAACGGAAGAGCTATACAAACAGCGCCGTCCGTTTGTTGAAAAGATATTGAGAGAGCGACCACTTTGTCAAGCATGTAAAGTTTTTGCAACACATGACGAAAAAGTAACATTTAATCAACATATGAGCAGAGATGTTCATGAGATTATCCGCAGGTCACAGGGCGGATCAATCCTTGATGAAGACAATGTTCTCGCTGTTTGCAGACCGTGCCATATAAGAATTGGCAATTATCCACAATTAGCATTTGATCTTGGCCTAGCTAAGCACGGATGGGAAAATAATTAATACAACTATTACTCCTTTCTGTAAAATGAATAAGTCTAAACTTTTTTACAGGTACCTAAAGCAACGCTAACTTTCGAGAACAGAAAGGCAAGGTGGTCCAATGTCTAGTGGATTTCTCCACGGCAAGGAAGCTCGGGTCTCATAGGCATATTTAACCTATAACCAACAGCCACAACCGCTGGTTTGCTCTGCAGGCACCGGCGGTTGTTTGCTGTTTTGGGACAAAAATTGATATAAAATGTTTATCTGGGCGCGCCCAAACCCTTAGGACCGTTACAGATGCAGAAGCCGGGAGATTAAATTCTTCCGGCTTCTGCATGTAGTAGGTTTGTTTCATGAACCTCATGGGGCTAGACCTCTCATTAACGTCTACTGGTTATTGCATCAATGAGGAACCTTCTGTCATAAAAACAAAATTCAAAGGGGCGGAAAGACTTTCAGTTATCTCTAACTTGATACTTGAAGCTGCCGTTGGAAAAAATGTTAATTTAGTGCTAATTGAAGGTTATGCATTTGGGGCTAGGAATAGTCAGTCGCACAGCATTGGCGAACTTGGAGGGGCGGTGAGGATGAAACTCTGGGAATCCAAGATCCCATTTGTTGATATCCCACCAACGTGCAGAGCAAAGTTTGCAACAGGAAAAGGTAATGCAAGCAAGAACGAAGTCATCTCTTCAATATCTGCAAAAACTGGAATTGTTTGGGCTGGATCTGGAGCAGATGATATGTGTGATGCTTGGATTCTTGAGCAAATGGCTATAG